TGGCAAAGGCGAAAGCCGATGTCATCCGCGGGGTGCGCCAATGATGGCGCGGCATCCTGCGCATGAATTCTCACGGCCGATGCGCGTGCGTGCAGTAACGATGTTGTATTGTCCCGATGATCCGGTCTTGGGCAAGCCGATGTACGTCGCGCCGTGTCTATTCAGCCGCGGCGGATTCCAGGAGACGCTGGCGGCTGGCTATTGGCCGGATAATTCTGTGTTTGAGTACGCCATCGTTTATCGCGGGAAGCCGACGCGGTGGCGTGTGAGCGGGTGCTATTTGCTGGAAGAGGAAACTGGACGCGTTGCCGAGGGGCAGCTGAAAACGGATGATCATGTGTGCGTCAGGCTGATTGAGACCGCGACTGCGGCGAAAGAGAGGTGACGTGATGTTTGAGCCGTTACTGACCGACTTGGCTGAGTTGTCTGTGCCGGCTTGGCTGCTGTTGATGCTGTGTGCGGGCGTGATCGGTATATTCGCTGGCGCCTGTCTAGGGGGCCGCGATGACGATGAGCACTAGAATCCACACCGGCGTGTGGATTGACCTACGACAGTTACGCCGGAAGTAATCAACGCAGGAGATACGACATGTTGGTAATCAAGCTCTATGTCAACCGCGATGAGATCGACGAGATCCATGTCCAGCGTGTAAGTGGCGACATTGGCGGGTGGTGTCAGTATGCCGTGAGGAAGCCGGAGATCCCTGGCACTGTGCTCCACCATTATGACTCAGGCGCCGTGGCACTGGCCGCGGTGGTGCTGAATGCGCTGGCTGAGGCGGGCTATGGAAGGCGTGATGGCGAAGAATGATGATGTTGTGCTGCGGGCGCTCATTGCGTTTGAACGGCATGCGCGGGCCGGGAGGAGCGGCGGATTGCTGGACTTGTGGCGGTTGGTGAAGGCGGCACTGACCGAGTACAAGCGGAGGGCAGATGAGTGAACATGATGAGCAGAAAAAGCTGTTCCAGTGGGCGCAGCTCTCAGAAGGCCGCTGGCCCGAGATAGCGCTGCTCCACGCTATACCGAACGGCGGCAAGCGCGATATCCGCGTGGCCCGCAAGCTAAAGGCCGAGGGGGTGCGCCGTGGTGTGCCGGACATCTGCCTGCCGGTGCCGCGTGGGGGATATCACGGGCTGTATGTTGAGCTGAAGCACGGCAAGAACAAGCCGACGCCAGAACAGCGGACGTGGCTTGAGCGACTGACTGCCGAGGGCTACTGTGCTGAGGTCGCGTGGGAGTTCGAGGGCGCCTCCGGGCTAATCAAGGGCTACCTGGAGGAGGCGCTGTGAAACAGTCGGCTTTGCGAGAAACTGGAAAGACAATAGGATTATTTCTTGACAAAATCACAATAGTGTGGTAGAGTTTAGGCGTCAGAATCTGAACCTCGCCACTATGCGGGTAGTAGGATTCACCCGGTCGGGATTGGTGGGGATGTTGCGACAGGGATCGCGGCGGTCCGCCAATCCTAGACCATTACTCGTACTCATCCGCCATGATGCGGAAGGAGCTCTTGGACCGGCGGTGCGATTCGGTTCCGCCGGGACTTGCACAGATTGTCGGTGCGGGCACAAGCCCCAGAGAGGCGGCGAGAGTGGAAGTTACTTTGACGGCGCTGTTGATTTCGTCTGTTGTCGGTATTGTCCTCTCATTCCTCGTTGAGAATATCCCCGCGTTCGCTGCCAAGTGGAACGGGTTTGAGTATAAGGGTCTGGCCGTCGCCGGGTCCGGTCTCATTGTTGACGCGGCTCTAGTCATCCTGAGCTACGTTGGTGCGCCGGTCGTCGGTGTGCCAATGCCGTTCATCTGGGACGGGCTGTGGACTGCCGTCGGCGTTTTCATCACGTATCTGATGGCGACACAGACGGCGTACCAGCTCCAGGCGGGCAACCTACGGCGCAAGCAGGAACCGCAACACGATGAGGCACCTACTCCGTGACTGCCACTGCTGAGATCGGGCGCCATATCACACCTGAGCGCATTCAGTGCGGAGGCGAGCAAGAGGGGTTCGCATGAGTGAGCATGTCATCTTCCACGAGGACTTCACCGGCGAGATCTGTAACGCCGTAGATGCCTATAGCAACATGATCAATGAGATCACCACCGTCGGTGGCTGGACGCCATTCTGGCGCGAGGGCGACGGGTATCTACGCCCGGAGATGCACGTCATCGATGCATCGAATCCCAATTACCTGGAGCCCGTGCCAAGGCTGAATTCTGCTAGCCGCGGTATCAAGATCTTCAAACAGTGGAGCGTGATGGATGCCGGTTACTGCCGGCAGATAGTCGTGTCCGCTGGTATCACAATGATCCAGGCGAGCCTGCAGGGGCATTGCTGGTATTCGCAGGCTGATGACCCGACCAAGAGCGTCTACAAATGCGGCGATAGCTTATGTGCCGTCACCGAGGGTATGCGATTGTGGATTGGTATTGACGCCGCCGGTGGCACGGATCCATGGGCGGATTCAATCGAATGGTCGTATCAAAACATCTACGACGCCCACGGCTACGTCTATCTGAGTCTTGTTGACCCCGGTCCGCTGGTAACAGTATTCATCCGTGCAGACAACGATTATGGATTCCTTCACGCTGACGCTTACTTTGCAAACGTGGAGCTGGTGGGTTACTCTGATGACGAGCCCGAGCCGTGCCGCGGCGCGCCCCGCGAGCAGTATGCGCGGGCGGTCAATGTAGTACCGCAAGATGCCACACAAGAGCGATATCTGGACATTGCAGAGATCGCGTGGGTGCGCGGGAGGCAGACCGTAACTGGCAGCTATGACGATGCTGGCATAGGCGACCTGGATGATAGGACCGCTGTGCTGTGGGACATTGATGAGGCCGACCGCTCCCTCTATCGCGCCTTCTATGCCGCAGCCTATCCGGGCACCAGGCTCGTATTTGACGGCGACGGTGTACCAGAATCCGAACCGCCTGAGCCGGAGCCCGAATCGCCGGACCCTGGCTGGAGGCCGCACAACTACGTGCCGACCGGCATCAAGCTGGGCTTCCACGCTGCCGGCGACGGCGGACAGACTGGCGATGTATTCGCGCCGCTGACGCCCCTCGGAGCGCAGCCACCAACGGCGAAGGTGATCGTGTCGCTGGGGGCAGCGCGTGACATCAAGATGATTGATCCGACCGTGAAGACCATCGGGCGCATCATCGACGCACCTGGATACGCCAACGTTGAGGGCTTCGACTATAATGGTGATTCATTCGCGCAGGCCGACCGTCGCATGCGGATTGTCTCTGAGGCGTTCGGTCCGTACTGGCGGAGCTACGATTACATTGAGGTTATCAACGAGATCAAGCCGCCCTCACCAGAGGCACACATTAAGCTGGCTGAATTCTTCAAGCGCTGCATGTGGATTATTGAGAATTGGGGCTGGTCGTCACGCATCGCGCTATTCTCGCATTCTACCGGCACGCCGGAACCGGCAGACTGGGACGCCATTGCTGACACCGGTGTCTTCGAGATGGCTGCCACAGGCGGACACGCTATCTCTCTGCATGAGTACAACCTCAATAGCGGCGGCGGCCATCTCTATCGCTATCGCGATCTCTACGAGCGCATCATCCTCCCGAGGCGGCTCGACATCCCACTTTACATCAGTGAATACAACGTGGACGTTGCCGACGCAGGCAATGCCGATCTGATGTTCGCCAACTGGACTGCCTATGATGCCGAAGTGAGCCGCGATCCGTATATGGCTGGCGCGCACATCTATTCCACCGGCGAGGTGGACAGCGACTACCGGCCCACGATCTATTCGCTGTGGGACCGCTATCGTGCCTACGCGATTGCGGTGAGGGATCGCATCAATGGCTAAGCCTGAAGACATCCATCCCACTGACATCACCATCACCGCCAACGGCACTTGGGGGCATTATGTTCTCGAGGACTCCGGCCATTGTGGCGAGGCGCCATGTGTCGCGCCCACACCGGCGCTGGACCGGATCATCGGCTATGCTCAGCAGGATGATCGCTGGGCCAGCGACCGCATGGGCAACACAATGCAGACTATTGGCAGCTATGGTTGCGCTATGGTGTGCGCATGCATGGTATATACGCAAGTAGATTCGACAATGCGGCCTGACGAATTCAACCGCGTGCTCACAGCTCAGCATGGCTACAACATCGTCAATGGGCGCGAGGCGCATCTGGCCTGGGACCGGCTGCCATACGTCTTCTCCCGCTTCGAGTGGCGGGGCCGCGAATCATGGTCACGGCTGCTAAAGCAGCATGAGATTGATCGTATTTTTGGATTCATCGATGAAGCGCCGCTAGTATTGTGGGTGGACTTCCAGCCTGCGAAAGCCGGGATGCAAACTCACTTTGTGTTGGCTACCGACCATACCACCGACGACATCGAGGCCATCGATCCATGGGGCGGCGTGCGGGGATCGCTGATGGAGCGCTATGGACGCAAGGGCGGCAACGATTCGCTCGAGCGGGCGATCTGGGGATATAGATTCCTGGGAGTGATGTGAAGAGCACCGATTATCTGAGGGATAGTACCACAACAACACCAGAGATTGAGGTGCTGGCTATGCCGTCATCCTGGGATGCCGCAGCCGCTACAGTGCTGGCGGAACACGCGGAGTTATGGCAGCGATTGGCCGCATTGTCTACGAGCGACTGGATGGAAATCATAGATCCTGACCTGGATAGCAACCCCCGCACAGTACGGCACAGGACGATCAATGGTGCTGGGTTTGTGGCACGGATTCTGAGGGGGAAGCGGTAATGGGCCGCGAGTTCCAGGACTGCCTTGATGAACAGCTGCGCGATCCAGTGTTCCGGTTCTGGTGGTATGTCTACACGCCTGAATATTGGATGAGGAACAAGCTGGCGACGCTCCTATTCTGGGTGCGTGACAGAGCACACGACGCTGCGCTATGGGCGTTGGGTACGAGCATTGTGGACGCCGAGGACGAGCTGTGACCGGCGCGCCAGTTAGAGTTTGTGAGGGCGAAGTGTGTGATCTGGACCTGCCGACGCGCATAGACGCCGTGGAGTGCTCGCTTGATGTGCTGCACGACAAGGTGGACATCGTTCTGGCCGCGCTGGATGACATGTGCAGGGAAGCGGTGAACAACAACGACGATCTAACTAGCAAGGGCACCCGGGACAACAAATGCCAGACACGGACGACGGCAGAATAACGCTCGCAGTGTTGGGTGAGAAGCTGGACAACATCGAGCGGCTACTTGCGGCGCATATTGACGACGGCAAGGTAAAGCACATGGACCACGAGACCCGCATCCGTCACAACGAGACGGCGATCACGCGGCTAGACCAGCGACAACGACAGGCGACGGGGGTATTAGCCTTCATTCAGCTCATTGTTGGTGGTGTGGCAGCGTGGTTTGGGAGCCGTCAGTAGGGTGTCTGGCGCTGCAGACCTTGGCCAGAAGGCAGCGCGCCTGGTATGGGCGTGTGAGGCTAACGACTGGACGCGCATCACCTGGACCGAGGCGGAGAGGGCACTAGGTCTGGAGCGAGTGAGATTCCGCACCAAGGTCAGGGCGTACAAGAAGCATCATCCTGATGAGTTTCGACGTGCAGCGCCGCAGATCACAGCATCAGAAGGCGTGACGCCGGGGCTGGGGATGCCAGACCCTGAGGAGGCGTTTGAGCGGGCGTGCGGGGAGTGGAAGCGTACTGAACAACTCATTGATCTGCGCGCTAACCAGCGGCTCGTATTCGACCACGGACCGATTGCACTCGTAGAGACGGCGGACTGGCATATGGGCGGGCAGGGGATAGATTACCCCCGACTTGACCGGGAGCTGCGCATCATTGCCGACACGCCGGGGATGTTCGCCATCGGTGCTGGCGATCTGATAAATCAGATGATCGTGGGCAAGCTGCTAAATGCTCGCGTGAATGACCGACTGGCGATCCGTGATGAGTGGGCGCTGTTGCGCCGGGAGCTGAAGATCATCGCGCCGAAGCTGCTGGCGGTCGTGATGGGCAACCACGACAACTGGCTGGAGGCGCTGACCGGTGTCTCGTATTTCGAGCGAGAGTTGGAAGAGCTCAGGCCGACCGTCATCTATGACCCAGAGGATGCGATCATCAAAGTGCAGGTGGGAGACTGGGAGCTGCCGGTGCGCATCCGTCACAAATGGCGAGGCAGCAGCATCTACAATCCCACGCACGGCATAGAGCGGGCAGCGCGGGAGGATCATAACTTCCTGATCGGCATGGGCGCGCACATACATCGTTGTGGCATTGTGCGAGGCTTCCCGACGGATGGGATCACGGGGATGGCGATGATGGCCGGCTCGTACAAGCGATACGATGACTATGCCAGGCGGCAGGGCTTGGCACTGCCGAACCAGTCCATCAGCGTTGTGGTGGTCATCAACGAGCAGCATCGCTCACTGACGGGGTTTGGCGACTTGCAGACCTGCGCTGACTACATGGAGGCGATCTACTGATGACAATAACGACACGGATCAAGCTGGGTCGCGAGCATATCGGAGGGCAGCGATGATACGTAGACGGCGGGCGATGTTGGCGGCGATGGGCGTCGAGGCCGGCTTCGTGTTCGTCCCCACTGACATCCCGCAGGCTGAGGCGGATGCGCTGATCGCGTTCTACAATGCTACCAGTGGCGATTCGTGGACCAACAACACGAACTGGCTGACTGATACAACAGTCGCCAACTGGTTTGGCGTCACTGTTGATGGCGGGCATGTGGAACAGATTGATCTGCACAGCAATAATCTAGCAGGTGCTGCCGGAGACACGTTGGCTCCGCTCGCTGGGTCGCTGGACGAGCTGTTCTGTGAGGACAATGGAATTACATCGCTGGGCATTGGCGCGCTAACTTCGCTAACACGTTTTAAATGCGGTTCCAACAGCATTCCGGCCCTGGACGCGAGTGGTGTAGCAAATGGCCTGCAGTACATCAGCGCCGCGGATAATGGCATGTCCCAGGCCGCTGTGGATTCAATTATCCACAGCCTCTGGACGCGGCGCGCAGACTGGACCAGTGCCAATGTAGCGCTAAACGTAAGCGGCACGAATGCGACGCCGACTGGTACTTATCAGGACGGCTATCCTACGCCACTGCTGGCGCTAGAGGAAGTGCATGATCTCATCAATGACGACGACACAGCCGGGATTCAGACCTGGGCCGCAATCAGTTGGAATGGAGGCACTGCACCGTAATGAAATACTACCTGATTCGAGGCGACCAGATTATCAGCACGATTGACGCAGACGGCGGCGACGTTGTGGCGATTCCGCTTCTGGGCGGTGGCGACGCAATGAGCCTGATGAGCGAGCAGCGCGCGCTCAATCTAATGAGCAATCTGGACCTGACCGCAGCCGAAGCGCTGGCCGAGATGGGCATAGCCGACCTACGGGAGTCGATGCTATCCAGTGTCTTTATCGCATCGGCGGCATCGGTGAACGGGTTGAATGTGACAGGGCTGGCGGCGTATCATCTGGCCGACATCAGCGCGGACTACTCGCTCTGGCAGGTATGCGGGCAGCAAGACGATCTGCTGGGGCTGCACACGCAACTGTGGGCGATGGAACCAACCGAGACCCTTGGCCTGCTCGCCGTTGTGCATGTGTATGGCGAGGCGTTCTACGACGCGGCTGCAAGGACCGCCGCGGGGCTGACGGTGGCTCAGGCATTGGCGAGGCGGGACAGGATTGCGGACTATCTGGAGTCGCAGGGATATGCGGACACCGGTGCGCTTCGGGCAGTGACGACTGAGGGAGCACAGGTGGTGGGGATTGCAGGAGCGCTTGGGTATACCGAGACGCAACTGTGGGCGGCGATGGTGGAGCTTGCCGTATAGCACCATTGCCGGAGAAGAGACGTGCGCTGACTACCTGGAGGCGGTCTACATATGAGGTCGGTGGGCGCTTACAGGAATCACAGTTTGTGACTAAATCAGTCACATAAGGGGAGCAGATGACGTATAAGTCAACTGAGGATGAGCCTGAAGTTCTCAAGATTCAGTGTGAGGTATATTCGAGGTGTGTTGGCTACCTGCGACCTGTAAGCGCGTGGAACGAAGGTAAAAAACAGGAGTTCAAGGACCGAATAGTATTCAAGCTGCCAAAGGCAACAGATGGTAGAATTAGCATCTAGGCAGCTATTACGAGGAGACGTAGTACGAATACTAGTACCTGGGACCAAAAACGCCCCAGCAGCCGCTAAGCGGCCTCTAAGGGACAACTAGCATATGGATGACAGGCTGACTTGGACCAATAGTACGCGCAAGCTGTCGGAGCTGGTGCCGTGGACGCATAACCCGCGAGGCATTAGCGAGGCTGACGCTGTACGGCTGGCGGAATCGCTGGACCAGTTCGGGCAGATTCACGCTATCGCTATTGGGCCTGGCAATGAGATTCTTGATGGGCATCAGCGCAAGAATGTGTGGGCAGCCTGCGACCGCTATGGTGCCGACTACGAGGTCGATGTGCGAATATCGTCACGCTCATTGACCGAAGCAGAGCGCGAGAAGCTGGTCGTCTACCTGCACTCTGGCGCGACCGGCGGCTGGAACTGGGACAAGCTGAGTGCATGGGATCCTACGGCGCTTGAGGGCTGGGGGCTGGATGAGGGCGCGCTGCGACAGTGGAACGATAACGCGGCGAATCTGCGGGAGATGCGTGAGGCAGAGAAAGAAGTACCAGACTTTCCTGAATATGATGAGAGCATTGCCGATGAGGTCGAATGGTTGGAGTGTCCAGAGTGCGGTCATCGCTGGCCAAAATGAGTATGAAAGACTGGTTTCCGAAGGCGGAGACGAGACCGGTAACAGTGCGGCAGGCAATCGGATATCTGCCAGTCGGAAAGCAAGGCAATCATGAGCCACAGGTACTAAGGGCTTGGGAGCTAAGCAAGCCTGGCAAATCTCTCCTAGAGACTTGCCGATATGTTGGCAGCTTTCAGAGCGTTCGACTAGACCCGAACAAGCCAAGCATGACACAGATCAAAGCGCACCTCAATTGGCACTATGCAGTGGCGCGGCAACTAACGGCCTTGGAGGCTGGGCTAATTGGTAGCTTTCCGCAGAGCTTCCAATGGATCGGGGGCAAGGCAGACTATAAGAAGCGCATCGGCAATAGCGTCTCGCCACTGATGATGCGCTTGATTGCAAAAAACATAATCAGTATGCTTAGAATAGGGAAGCCAATACGAGTGAAGAAGTTACAGAAAATAGCTGACTATCCCGCGCATCTTGAGGCATGTTGGCAAGAGCATCTTGCCCCGCGCGCTGAGGATGCGCCAACAGCCATCAGTACCTTTGCGGGTTGCGGTGGATCGTCGCTGGGCTATTCAATGGCCGGCTTCCGTGAGCTGCTGGCCGTGGAGTGGGATGACAATGCTGTGGCAACGTTCAAGCTCAACTTTCCTGATGTGCCGGTGTATCACGGTGACATCTGCAAGTTGTCACCGGCGAAGTGCTTGGAGCTGACAGGGCTAGAACCTGGGCAACTGGATGTGCTCGACGGATCGCCGCCGTGCCAGGGATTCAGCACGGCAGGCAAGCGGAAGTTCACCGACGACCGCAACCAGCTCTTCCGCGAATTCGTGCGCTTGCTGCGAGGACTACAGCCGCGGGTATTCGTAATGGAGAATGTGAGCGGGATGGTCAAGGGCAAGATGAAGCTCATCTTTGCCGACATTCTGCGAGAGCTGAAGGCAAGCGGCTATAAGGTGAGCGTCCGGCTTCTGAATGCGATGTACTTTGGTGTGCCGCAGTCCCGGCAGCGGCTTATCTTCGTTGGCATGCGTAAGGATTTGGGAATAGAATCGAATCATCCTAAGGCAGAGACGGGGCCGGTGCCGGTGCGTAGGGCATTTGTTGGTCTAGCTGACAATAAAGCTGACCGCGTGGTGCCTGACGCTGACAGCAAGACGCTTACTCAGATGACGACAGTGAGGCCGGGTCACAGATGCTCGTTGCATCACAGTCATCATAGGCTTTCATCATATGAGCCGTCACCGACAGTTGATAGAGGAGGCGGCGCTGGCGAATGGCATATCTGGCATCCAGTGGAAAATAGGCCGATTACAAGGGCTGAGGTCAAGCGATTGAGTTCATTCCCTGATGAGTATGTGTTTGCGGGTAGTATCAGCAATGCCTTTGAGCGCATCGGCAATAGTGTTCCACCGCTAATGATGCGCTCGATTGCGCGGCACATTCGGCAGGCGATATTGACCAACGGCACACCAGGGCTGATGGGATAGGACGGGCGCGGATAATAGGGTAGAGGTTAGCGGATGGGTTAGCTTATGGCAGCGATGAAACGAACTAGGGCACAGCGGGCAGCAGACCTCGTTATCATAGAGGGACTGGCGCTCAAGGGCGCAACTGAGACGCAAATAGCGGACAAACTCTCAGAGATGCGTCCCTACACACTGTCGCGCCAACAGATCGGTTATGATCTCCGTAAGCTGGCGAAAATGTGGGCGGCGGAGGCAGTCGCCAATCTTGATGAGCATAAGGCGCTTGCGCTAGCTGAGGTCCGCCATTTACAGCGCACCTACTGGGATGCCTGGGAACGCAGTTGCAAAGATGCGGAGACGCTACGGCAGGAAGGCAGCGGCGAGGCACCGTCGAAGATCGTCAAGACCAGCAAGGGGCAGGCGGGTGATCCGCGCTTCCTGACTGGCGTACAGTGGTGCATCGAGCGCAGGTGCAAGATCATCGGAGTGGACGCGCCGACGCAACAAGAGCATAGCGGCCCCGGCGGTGGACCACTAGAGGTGACACAAATTGAGCTTACAAATGATGAGCGAGCTGCGAGGGTTGCAGCCATTCTTGATACAGCGAGAGCTAGACGAGATCGACAGGCTGGTGACGCACGGCTGGTTGAAGATCCGGCCTGATTGTCCCGAACCGCACGTCAAGCAGCGCGGATTCGTGCTGTCGCCGGCTATCAGGAAGGTCGTTGTGGCCGGGCGTCGTGCTGGCAAGACTACCGGCATGGCGATCAATGCGGCACGCAGACTCAGGGAGGGCAAGCGAGTGCTCTATGCCGGACCAACGGCAGAGCAGACGGATCGCTTCTGGTATGCGATCCGCCACTACTACCGCGATGACGTCGCAGCCGGACTGCTCAGGAAGAGCGAGACGAAGCGCATTATAGAACCACCTGGGGTAGACGAGAACGGGCCGCGCATTAGAGTTAAGACGGCGTTCAATGCGGACATGCTGCGCGGCGACTGGGGGAATGAGATTCTGTTAGACGAATACAGCCTGATGTCATCGGACGTAGACGAGGTGGTGCTGCCGATGCTCCTGGACCGCGGCGGCACGATCACCTATGGGGGTACTCCGAAGCGCAAAAACCACTTCTTCCACAAGTACGTGCAGGCGATGGCGGACACGACCGGGCGTTGGGGGGCGTGGCACTTCACCAGCCATGATAACCCGTATCTGGACGCCGCGACGCTTGAGGAGATTAGCCAGGACTTGACCGAGGACGGCTACCGGCAGGAGATCATGGCCGAGTTTCTGGAAGGTGAGGGCGTGGTATTCCGCAACATTCAGGCTTGTCTGCATCATGAGCAGGCGGTGCCTGGCCGGCACCGGGCGCATCGAGTGGTGATGGGATGCGATTGGGGAAAACAATCGGACTATACTTCGCTGTCTGTGGTATGCGCAGATTGCGGGCTGGAGCTAGCACTGGACAGATTCAATCAGATCGATTATACTTTCCAACGCGGGCGCCTTAAGGCACTGGCCGAGCATTGGCACGTCACCGATATTCTCGCCGAGGCGAATGCGATGGGAACTCCGATCATCGAAGAACTACAACGTGACGGGCTACCAGTTACGCCCTTTATGACAACTGCGACCAGCAAGCCGCCGCTTATAGAATCGCTGGCGTTGGCCCTTGAACGTGAGGATGTGCGTTGGCTGGACGACCCCATCGCAACGATGGAACTGGAGGCCTACGAGCGCACGGTGAGCGCGGCCACGGGCCGCAGCAGCTATAGCGCGCCGGCGGGCCTGCACGATGACACGGTGATTGCGCGGGCGTTGGCGAATCGTGCGCGGCTGGAAGCGGTGCAGGGCCAGGTATATGTCTACTAGGGGGCTGAATGATTGACCTCGATCTAGTCTATGCGGCGTATCAGGCATCCGAGGAACGCACGCGCCAGAAGAACATCGTGATTGCTCGCGATTACTACGAGGGCGAGCACAACACGAAGCTGAGCAAGCGCCAGGAGGAGTTCATCGGGTTCAATCTGGACAAGGAGCGCTTCGCCGTCAACTATTGCGCGCCGGTGGTGGATGCCGTGGTGGAGCGGATGATCGTGACCGGCTTCCTCAGCGATGATGAGGACTACGCCGCGTGGTGCTGGGATGTGTGGGAGCACAACAGGATGGACGCCAAGCAGCGGGACACGCATCAGCAGGCCATCAATGAGGCGGAGAGCTTCGTCTTCGTGGATTGGCCCGAAGGTGACGAGTTCCCGACGTTCACGCCGCATCCGCGCTACACCGACCGTGAGATCGGGGGAACCGGCTACGGCTGCAAGGCGCACTACGCACAGGATGATCCGAACCAGGAGCTTGAAGCTATCAGCAAGCGCTGGTATGAGAGCTACCAGGACGAGAAGGGCAACAACAAGACACGCGAGCGGATGAACATCTACTACCCGGATCGCATTGAGCGCTGGGAGGCGACCACCAAGGGTACCTTCCACAATTCCGGCTGGGCGCCATTTGCGGATGACGATGGCGACTCTACGATTCCGCGGGTTGACGGAGCTGGTAAGCCGCTGGGCATTCCCATCGCGCACATTCACAAACCTGGAACCTATGAGCTGTGGGATGCGATCCCGCTGCAGGATCTCATCAACAAGACGGCGCTGGACATCATCGCGACGGCTGACGCCTGCGGCTTCCCGATTCGTATGGCCTATGGTTGGGTAGCAACGACCGACGGCAAGCCGCCCGAGACCGACGGAGGCAACTATCTCGCGCTCACGCCAGGAACATGGGTTACCGTCGGGAGCCTGGAGGCACGCACCGAGATCGTCCCGCCCTCTGACCTGATGCCGATGCTAGCAGCGCTGGACTCGTACATCATGAAACTTGCGCAGGTGACGGATACACCAGCCGCGCGGTTCCAGATCACCGGGCAGATTGCCGCCGAAGGCACACTGAAGCAGCAGGAAGGCCCGCTGCTGGCAAAGGTGCGGGCGTACAAGACGCTCGTCGGCAACGGGTGGGAGAACCTATGTGGGATTGCTCGCAGCCTAGGCGCTGAGCACGGCGTCACATTCGGCGATGATGCGACGGTAGAGGCCCAATGGGAGCCATCAGAGACGCGCGACGAAAAGGTAGAACTGGAGACGCTAGAGATCAAGGGGCGGTTGGGCGTGCCGCAAGAGACGCTGTGGGCTGAGATGGGGTATGATGTGGATGAGGTCGCCAAGATGCAGGCGCAGAGGGCCGAAGAGCTGCAAGACCAGAGCAACATCGGTGGCGCACTGCTGCAGAGCTTTGAGCGCGGCGGAGTGTAGTCGCAGGCTTTTGAAAGGAGCGAGCGATGAGTTATGATGATACAGTGGGGTATGGCGATATCTTCGACATCGGAAAGGTGATAATCTTTCGTGGAGAGCCTACACACGTCAACAATGAGAACATCACGGTGAAACTGGCTATTACCTGGACTTGCGCCTACTGCGGACAGAGCAACGCCGCCGAGCGCGAGAGCTGTTGGGGCTGTCAGGCGCCGAGAACAGAGGCTATATAGCCCATGCCCATCACGCCGCGCATCATCGAAGCCGCTGACACCTTCCGCGCTCATTTACTTGCACGGGAGAGACGGGCCGCAGGCGCGATGGTCCGCTACTACGGCACCGCATGGCGGCGGCTACGGGGCGACATCACCGCACTATCGGCTGAGGTGGATGCGATGCGGCTGGCTGGCGAGGAGGTAACGCGCGGTAAGATCGTCAGGCTTGAGCGGATGCGCGCCATCCAAGTGCAGGTTGAGCAAGAGCTGGGACAGTTCGCACAGTATGCAGATGAGGCCATCGTGGCTCAGAAGCGCGAGAGCATCTTGGCTGGGGAGCGGGAATCGGCGGCTCTGATTGAGTACGCATTCCCGCAGGGCGCCAGTATCAACATCAGCCACTACCAGATGCCGCGGGCCGCTGTTGAGAACCTGGTAGGCTTCCTGCAGGACGGGTCGCCACTACAGGATATCATCACGGGCTATGTTGGCAGCGCAGCCGATGCCTTCGGTGAGACGATGGTCACGGGGTTAGTGACCGGGCTGGGGCCGCGGCAGTTGGCCCGCGAGCTGCGGCAAGCCTACGGGATGGGACTAACAGACGCGCTGCGGCTATCGAGGACGGAGAACCTGCGGGCCTACCGTACTGCGTCCCGGCAGACGTATGAGGCCAATGCCGACGTGCTCAAGGGGTGGATTCGGCATTCGGCTAGGGACGACCGGGTTTGCCTAGCTTGTGTGATGCTTGACGGCACGCATTACGACCTAGCAACAGACATGGCGGATCACGTGATGGGCAGATGCCTGGCTGCTGGAGAGCTGGTGTTGACGCGAGCGGGCTGGGCGCGGATCGAGGATATCACGGCTGGCGATTGCGTAATGACGCATAAGGGCAGATATCGGATGGTTACGGCGACAAGTAAGCGCAGGCATGATGGCGAAATCTTGCATATTAGGCAAGGTGAATACTCCGCGCGCGTCACGCCGGATCACCCAATAATGACCTCCACCGGATGGGTGGAGGCGCGCCTCCTAAATGCGAGTTCTATCTTGCGCACATTGAATGATGTACTTCTGCGAGATTCAACGCGTAGCACTTCCCATCCGAGCGATATGAGAAGCGCATCTTTCCTGGCGTCTCCAAGGGCTTTCTTCCCTGTATTATGCCAGAGCGGGTCAAGTTCTATGGCGAGCTTCACGGACAGAAACGCGAAGTCGATGTTGTATATGTCTACGGCATATTCCGGCACAGGGAAGAGCCCAGCATCATTCAGTGCGCCCATAAAGGCGCGTTCGTTGGGGCTTTGTACTGCGCGCCAATTTGCGCCGCGCGTTCTTGCGCGCTTGCGGCGTGCCTCGGGCGCGTTCCCAGCAGCAACAAGATTAGTGATGAACTCTGGCCGATCACGTATTAGGCGCCTTGCTGCCTCGCTGTTGGAGATTGGTTCAATGTTGCACTCTCGCATCAACCGCATAAGCGACCTAGTATTGATTCCGGCTTCTGCTGTGAGTTCTCGATATGTTGCTTCCTCACCATATCGCCGACGGAGCCAGGCGCAGATAGGTTCACCGAGCCGTGCTTCAAGCTCACGGTTCCAGCGCAGCGAGACGATAATGCCACGCTGCTCCGGTGTCTTGCGCAATCCTAACGCTTTGGCGCGGTGGCGGACAGACCCTGGAGTACGCCCAGGCAATTCTGCGGCGATTTCTTCTGCATCATACCGGAAGAACATTTCACGTATAACTGAACCTTCTGAGCTAGTCCATCGTCGTCCCATTCGTTGCCTCCTTGATTGGTTTGGTAACATTATACACCAGCTCAACATAAAGGCAAGTGAATACACCGGCTTGGTTTACGATCTGCAGGTTGACCAAGACGAGAGTTTCATTGCTGGCGGCATAGTAGTCCACAACTGTGCGATGCTTCCAGAGACCAAGACCTATGCCGAGTTGGGCATCGATGCGCCTGAGCCGCAGTTCCAGCAGGAGTCGGCGCGAGAGTGGTTTGAACGCCAGCCGGAGAGCGTACAGCGCAAGATGATGGGCGCCGGCAAGTTTGACGCCTGGAAGGACGGAAAGTTTAAGCTTGATGACATCCCGCAGCTCACGCACTCGGACTTGTGGGGCGATGCCTGGACTCCCAAGTCGCTATACGAACTATTGGGCGAGGATGCGCCGGTGGGCACATATGCGGGGTGGGCGGCGGGACGGGGAGCAGCTATCCCGGATTGGATGCCGCCAAGGTTCGGAGATAAGACTGAGGCGGGGCAGTGGATAAGGGACAATCTACTCGCAAGGCCAGGCTCGCAATTCGCATACGACTTCATCGATCTATCGCCAGAGCAATTGCAGACATTGGCGGATGTTCTCGCGGAGGAAAAGCAGAAGCACGGGCTGATGTTTGACATGATACTGCCGACCTCTGCGGAGTCAAATGCATTTGCATGGGTTCAGAACCGCGAGGTTCTAGGAGAGCAGCATAGCAACCTAACACTGACGTTTGCGGGAGCGGATGAAGAAATAGCGAGGCGGCATGCGCGGGCATTATCGGATGGATTTGTCACGGAAGAAAACTATGCAGACGTGATAAGACATGAGTATGGACACCTTATGCTATTCAATGATCCAGAGCTTGCGCAGCGTGCTGAGGAATTATACTTGAGTGAGCATAGGGAGATGTGGGTGCAAATGAGCAGATACGCGGCGCAGAATTACCATGAGATGTTTGCAGAATCCTATTCTATGAAGGGGCGCAACTGGATGGCCGACAAGGTTATGGAGGCGCTGGGATTATGACAACCGGACTTCCCGTGTGTGCGGATTGCAAGCATTTTAACAGTGATGATATGACAGGGAACTTCTGTGATGCGTTTCCCGACGGAATACCTGACGACATATTTTTATGCATAATAGATCATAAAGAGCCATATGAGGGAGATGGGGGGATACAGTATGAGCCAGTTGCTTCTGGGGAGGATTAACCTCATAGTGGAGCAGCCACGGCTGGAAATGTGCGGGTATTGCGGCGGTGCGGCGACATATGAGACAAATATGAGCGACGGCGCACGTAAAAAGTATTATGCCGCTTGTAAATTGTGCGGCGCCACAGGCAGCCACATGAAAACACTAGAGTCCGCAGCTATCGCATGGAACAGGGTCAACGGCGGGTATCTGGGACGGGATGTCGAATGACCCGCGACCAAACCCTGGCTCTGTTCCAGTGCCTACGCCGTGCATTGCTGATGATCGTGCGGCACCTGGAGACGCTGATGGAGGAACTAAAGGAATGAGCGCTTTTGAAAGGAGCAATCGATGCCAATTCAATCGTGTCGCAAAAATGGGAAGCCCGGCTATCGCTGGGGTACATCGGGCACCTGCTATGTCTATACAGCAGGTGATTCCCAGAGCCGTAAACGTGCAAAACAACGCGCGCTGCTACAATCACGCGCTATCCATGCATCACAGGCACGCAAGAAGAAATAGTCTAGTCTAATACGCACGAATCATAGGGCCGCACTTACGCAGTAAGTCCCGCCCATCTCTAAGAGTACCGACCGCAAGGTCCGCGCTCTTCGAGGTGGGCGGTTTTCGTTTCAGGGGACACCGGGCGAGATTGCCCACAACACGAAGGAGCCGAGATGGCAGAGCAGGAAGAGACACAGGTCGAGATGACCACAACACCGCTGGCGGGCGAGATACCTGCAGGCGACAATGCGCCAGATGCTACTGAGTTGCAAGCTGAACTAGAGAGGGTTCGCGCCGCACTCAAATCAGCTAACAGCGAGGCAGCGAAACGGCGCAAGACGCTGGAAGCATTCGAGCAGGCCGAAGAGGAGCGCAAGCAGGCCGAGATGACTGAGCTGGAGCGGGTCCAGGCGAAGCTGAAAGAGGCGCAAGATCGCGCCGAGGCCATCGAGCTAGAGGCTCGGGAAGCCAAGATCGGCCACGCCGTCACACTCGCAGCGACGAAGGCGAATTTCTATGACCCTGAGGATGCAATGGCATTCCTAGTGGGCGTGGAGTTCGACGTTGACGATAAGGGCAAGGTACAGGGCGTAGCCGAAGCACTGGCCGCGCTGGTGAAGGAACGGCCTTACCTAGTCAAAGCTGCGACGCCCGGCGATCCCGATGCACGCAAGCGCAACACATCAACTAAGCAGGTCGCGACGTCGAAGCAGGCAGAGATTAACCGCCGGTTCGGCATTCGCGATCCATACGTGAAATAGAGGAGCAATCGATGGCTGATATCAGTTTTACGGCATCGGACGTTCGCCCGCTGCCTGGCTACTGCTCTCGGAGGATTGAGAGCGGTGGCACGATTTACACCGGCGAGGGGGTCTATATCGACTCCGCCGGCGATGGGCAGAGCACCGCTGCGGGCGGATCGTTGACCGCTGCGGCTTACGGCATCGCCGTGGCCGCAGAGGATGGCGGGACCGTTGCAGCGGATGGCTACAACGTGGACGTTGTTTACAACGGGGCGGTGACGGGGTATTCCAGCATGACGCCTGGACTGCCCGTATTCGTCAGCGCAACCGCCGGACTGCTCACGCAGGAAACCCCGGTTGCGGGTTCCTATGTGTGCATGATCGGAATCGCGGAATCGGCCAGCATCATTCTGGTCAATCCGTCCTATGCCACACCGCTCGTGGTCAAGGCATAAGGGGGGTATGAAATGGCTGTTATAGGATTCTCAGACCTCCGCAACAACACACTCCCTGCCCTGTGGGACGGGGATTACTTCGCCAGGCTCGAAATGCGTGACGGCACGAGCTTCGAGGCGATGGTTCAACGGGCTTCCGCAGCGCTCGCCGGATTCAATGGTGAGCTTCTGAGTATGCCCCATTACTCCGGGATGTTTGCAGTTCAGGATACACCGGCGATCAAGTACGCCATCGGCACCTCGAATTCGTGGGAAGTCGCCACGGAGTACGGCGTGCCCGACCCGCGACGCGGTAAGACCGAGGGCCACATGGCTCCCATCCGCCCATATGATTGGGCGCTGGGCTGGACTCAGATGTATCTGCGCGAGCACTTCGCTGAAGATCTGGACGCTGACATCAAATCTATGATCGACAGCGCGCGCAAGCTCTGGCAGAAGGCGCTGCTTACGCGGTTCTTCGACGACACTGCCAATACGGTCGATGCCACTGCGCTGGCCGATCTTCCCTTCGCCAACTCTACCAGTGACATCAGCACCTACGTGCCGCCAGTCTCGCCCCAGGGCGAGGAGTTCGCAAGTACGCACAACCACTTCCTGGGCTACGGCACCACGGGCGTTACGCAGGACACCTTCGACATCAGCGCGGTAGATGTGATGGTCGAGCATCTACAGGAGCACGGCTATGCTAGCCCCTATGAGATGATCGTCAGCCGCACCGACATCAGCTCGTGGGCCGCCATAACCGGCTTCAAGCCCCCTGACTGGCAGGGTATCAGCTACCACGCTTCTGCTGTAGAGCGCGCAGACTTCAACGACATCGGCAGTTACATCGGTTCCGTTGAAACCAAACGCGGGATGGCGCAGCTCTGGGAGACGCCCAGGGTGCCCACAAAGCATGCGGGTCTGTATAAGCGCGTTGACGATGGCATCGGTGGCGGAGCAGGCGCTCCGCTGCGCGTGCGCATTGACGATATGTACGGGTTCGGGTTCAACCTGGTGCCCGGCAACTACGTCAATTCGCCGGTGCATCTGGTCGTTGGCTTCGGCAAGTTCGGCGTCGCCGTAGGCAACCGCCTCAACGGCGTACTGCTCGACCTGGCCGCATCCACCTACTCAGCTCCGAGCATCAGCTAGTGAGAGCCTGACGATGGGGCGGGCGGGAAGGGGGCGATCCGACCGCTGGATAGCCTGCCTCATCACAGGACCAAGGAGCTACTAATGACCAACTATGGACAATTCGATTCAATCCGAGCGCAGCACGATCTACTGGTTGATGGCAATGCTACCATCACCGGCACGCTGACGCAGACCGGCGCCGTCGCCGTTACGGGCGCTCTTGCAGTAACTGGCGCGGCATCGGTGGCAAGCACGCTGGAAGTAACAGACGCTACGACACTGACGGGTGCCACTGGCGTGACCGGTATGCTGAGCCCGAACGGTGGCATTACCACGACTGTGAATGTCGAAAACATCGGCGTTCCGACGGTGGTAAGCACTGCAGTCACTTTCGAATCATCCGGCGCACTGTGGACCATCGGGGATGGTGAGATCTGGGTGATTCATGGCCTGTGGTTGAACGTTACAACCAACTTCGACAGCGGCGGCTCCAATGACAATACGCTGCAGGTCGGAGATGGCGGCGACGCTAATGGCCTGCTGGATATGGTGGACGCAGAGCTACAGGCCGCCGCGGTCCAGGTGACTGGTGCGGTGGCAGGATGGCACGGCTCAATGGCCGCCACTCTTGGCGCATACATGGCAGACGGGATGTTCATCTATGCGCCGTCGGGAGCCGACGAGACTATCGACATCGTAACCGGGGGCACTGGCGCCGATGCTGGCGCGGGCACCCTCTATATGATGTACACGCGCATCGCGTAAGCAACCTGAAAGGAGGCGTGATATTCAAGCAACTAACGAGCCGGGTGGTGGCGTCGAGTTTCCTCCTTTCGCCTCGCCACCTCCGGCACCTTGAGGAGTGAACTATGGCATTCGGCACGAAAGTTAAGGCCGGGACAGATGTATACAAAGAAGTCACGCTGGTATTGGACACCGTGCAATATGCCAGCGCTGATGTGTTGTTCGTGACACAGGAGATCGCCGGGTTCTATCCGGACGCGCACGAGGTACAGCTTGACACGCTGACTGTGCTCGACAAAGACGACCAGGGCGGGGCGTTCGACCTCGTTTTCTTCCGCTCTGAGGCTTCGATGGGCGGCACAATCAACGTCGCCCTCGACATCTCAGACGCCAGTGCTGACGAGATCGCCACTATCGTATCGATTGAGGCAAGCGACTATGTGGATCTAGTCAACTCTCAATACGCCGTTATCCCTCTCTCGCGTGCTGGTATGTGGACCAAGCTCAAGCCATCCAGCGGTGACGAAACATCGCTGTTTATCGGCGGGATCAGCCGCAATGACTCAACGCACACCGCATCGGGCATAACGCTCAAAATCGGCGGCATCGCCCTATAGGGGGTGAACGATGACCGTCACATACCTGGGCACACTAGCGACAGATAGGGACAAGGTGCGTTTCCACCTGGGTGACACTGTTACCGCTGCTGGACCACTGCCTGCAGACGCCAATTTCACCGATGCGGAGATAGACGGACTCGTCACGGCCGAGGGGTCGTGGGAGCGCGCCGTAGCAGCGGGCTTTGAGCGACTGGCGGCGGAGTGGACGCGCTACCCCAGCTTCCGCGAAACCAACGGGCTGAGTCTCAACCGCTCCGATATCGCCAAGGGCTACCGCGAACAAGCGGATCAATGGCACTCCGACTTCCCGAGAGCTGTGCCGGTGTACGCGGCGGGGCAGATTACCAAGGACGGCTACTCGGATGACGTAGCATCGGATGATGTGGACACGACAGGCGAATATGACCCGTCGTTTACATATGTAATACCAGCATAGTCTCTTTGAAAGGGGGACGACGATGAGTAAACTGTTAACAACGGGCGCGGCGCCCTGGGTGAAATCGGGATACGGAAAGCCCTGGACGTATCTATTCCCGCGCCTGGCTAAGGCCGGACACGAATTGGCAATGGCGCCGTTCTTCGGTTGGCGAGGAAGTGTGGCGACCGTGGACATCGGCGGGGCACCCGTGAAGTTCTATCCTCTCGCCAGGGACCGCTTCTTCAACGATATCATCGAATATCACGCCGCGGACTTCGGAGCCGATGTGGTGATTACGATGCAGGACGTGTGGACGCTGAACGGATGGGGGCAGAAGGGACTTACTTGGTGCCCCAACTTCCCGGTGGACACTGAGCCGGTGAGCGACGCGATCCTGCACGCCATCGAAGGCTGTCATACGCCATTAGTCAATACCCGCTGGGCACAACGGCAGCTATTCGAGCATGGATGGATGAATGCATACTATTTGCCCTACGGCGTTGATTGCAGTATCTTCGCACCGGGCGACAAGGCTTCGGCGCGCGAAGCGCTGGGCCTACCGGCAGATGTGTTCATCGCCGGGATGGTGGCAGCCAACTCCAGCTTCCCATGCCGCAAGAGCTTCCCTGAGGTGCTGCAAGCGTGGCGCCGGTGGCTGGATGCGGGAAACGATGGTCTACTGTACATTTACACGACCGTCACATCTAAGCGCAACAGCGGTGTGCAGCTTGAGCGAATCCTGAGCACGCTCAGTCTGGACTGGTCCAGTCTAGACGACCCGGATCCTGACCGCAAGGCGCGCGCCAAGGTGATGTTCCCACCGCAATACCGCATGTGGTGCGGCGCGGTGGATGATAATGAACTGGCGAACGTATACCGCTCGATGGATGTGCTGCTGTCGCCATCACAGGCTGAGGGCTTCGGCATCCCCATCGTGGAGGCACAGGCATGCGGGACTCCGGTAGTAACGCTCAACATCACATCAATGCCTGAGCTGACGTTCGCGGGATTATGCCTTGAGCCGACACAGCCTATGTGGGAGACCGAGGGCGCCTGGCGCGGCGTGGCAGGGGTGGATGACATCATGGGGGCCTTGGATTGGGCCAGCGGACTCACTAATGCCATGCATGCAGAGCTTGCGGCGATAGGCCGGGCGGGCGCGCTTGATTTCGACTTCGACGTAGAGATCGAGCGCGACTGGCTGCCACTGCTGGAGCGAATCGAGGCCGAGAAATGCTGACGCCCTATATGCCAAAATTCGAGATCACGATGATGGACGCGATGTTTGCGCTCAAGCGACCGGCGAGCGTGTTGGAATTCGGCGCTGGCGGCTCTACCGTGCGCTGGTCGAGGTACTCATCCGTTTATTCGTGGCTGAGTGTAGAGCATGACAGCGAGTGGTATGAGCGAGTGAGCGCCGCAACGTCTGCAAACGTCCATCTACGTATGGCTGCCTCTGATAGTGCGCAATCCTATATGAAGCTAATCATCAAGCGCGGCGGGCAATTTGACCTCATCTTCGTGGACGGCCTCTACCGCGCCGAATGCGTCAAGGCATCGCCGCAATGGCTGGCCCCTCACGGCGTTGTCATCCTGCACGACGCAATCCGCACGGAGTATGCAGAGGCGTGGAATGTTTATCCGCACCGCGCTATGCTGACGAAAGGCGGGCGCGTGCGCCAGGGGCAGCTCAAGCTGGAGCATGGCGAATGTCGCAACGGCTTGATGCTGATGTGGGGTGACACATGAAACTCAATCTGGGCGTGGGCCGTGAGGCGCGCGCGGGCTGGGTGAACGTTGACCGGCAGCAATACGAGGGCGTAGATGTGCTGTGGGATCTGGACATGACACCTTGGCCCTGGGGACCGTGTGAGGCCGATGAGATCCTTGCCTTAGACATCTTCGAGCACCTGATGGATATGACCGCAACAATGGACGAATGCTGGCGCGTGCTCAAGCCTGGCGGGCTGCTGAAAATACGCGGACCACGGGCGGGTGGTGTGAATCACTATGCTGACCCGACGCATCGGCGCGGCTTCACTGACACATCATTCAACTACTATGCCGCCAACACACAGAAGGCGGATATCCCGCTAGTGTATGGCGTGGGCCGCTGGGAGCTAGTGCGCATCATCGGCGCGCCGGGCAGCCCAAACATCGAGTTTGTGCTGCGGAGGCTGCCATGACTATAGGCGTCGGAATCATTGCTTTCAACCGCCCACAGTACCTACGACGCCTGCTGGCATCGCTGGAGATGCAGACCGACTTGAGCGGCTGTGACTTCCACATGTTCCTTGATGGCGCCGTGAATCCTGTGAGCGGCAACCGCTACGCAGAGCAGAAGGACATCGACGCTTGCGCCCGGTTGTTTGAGCATGCGCGGTTGCCCAATCGCACCATCCACCGGCAGGAGCGCAACGTCAACATCGGCATCGCCTCGCTAGAAGCTACCGATACACTGGCATCCACCTACGAGCGCATTATGCAGCTTGAGGATGATGTGGTGCTATCGCCAGACTGGTTCCGGTTGGCGCGGCTGCTCTATGACGAACTTGAGATGCACCCGGATGTGTACTCATTCTCGCCAGGCTTCCGGCGTGCCGGCGCGCACTCAGAGGACGCCACCAACCTAGGACGCATCGCCTATTCCTGGCATCACATGTGGTGCGAGTGCTTCACCGCCGACCGCTGGGAGCGCATCAGGCCGGAGTATATGGAGTACCACGCTTACATTGTCAAACCGGATTACCTAGAACGGCCCGATGGCATTGTGCGCAAGTTTTTCGACGGCCTGGGCGGTATGCCACCGGATCTTGCGTGCTCACAGGACGGCGGGCGTGAGATGGCAATACGGCGCAATGGGATGTGCCGCGCTCAGTGTGCCGTTAATCGCGCACTAGGCATCGGGAAGTACGGCATCCATTTCACGCCGCGAATATTTGCCAAGATGGGCTTCGCGCAGCAGACACCGTTTATGTTCGCATCTGACGCCACGCGGGAGGGATTCGAGTGGGATGATTGATTACATCCTGCAACAAGGGCGCCGGGACTACTGGCCGCACCTGGACCTGGTGGCGCCGATACACCACGCCTACGCAGAGCGCCACGGCTGTGAGTATGTCGTGATACGCAACGCGTGGCCGGTCTGCGATTGGGGCGGCTGGGACAAGCTGCCGCTTCTTATCGAGCTGACCGGGCGCGCAGACACAGGCTGGGTGTTCTGGTTGGACGCTGACACGCTGGCCGTCGGGGACGCTGACCCACGCGCCGTGATGGGCGATTGCCTTGTGGGGATGGCTCGGCACAAGGGGCACGCGACATCAACCACGCTCAATTGCGGCGTTCTGTTTATGCGAGCGTGCCCACAGACGCACGACTGGTTGACCGAGGTGCTGACGCGGCAACCGGGCATCCCTCCGTGGTACGAGCAGGACATTATGAATGAGCTGCTAGAGGCCCCGGGGTGGGAGGACAAGGTCTGCGAATTGCCGCATATCTGGAACTCAACCGTGTGCCTGGGGCATCCGCAAGAGTGCGAGATACGCGCTTGGCACGGGAGCGGTGGCCCGCCAGAGCAGAGGCTTGCGCCGATGCAGGCAGAAATTGAACGGAGGGGACTATGAGCCTGAGCACGCTGGAGCTGTCACAACTGCGAGCCGATGCCAACGACTATCTCCCTGATGTATGTACTTTGCAGACACCAACGCGCGCCGCTGATGCCTATGGCGGCTGGACTGAATCATGGCCCCCTACGCACACCGGTGTGGCCTGCCGGCTGGCAATAATGCCGCTAGGCCGCCCGGAGGACATCGACGCCGGCCAGATTGCAAGCGCTACGCGCTGGCTATTGGCGGTGCCATACAACCAGGCGATAGATGCGACGATGCGCGTAGTGCATGATGGCGTGACCTACGAGGTGGAGGGCGTAGAGGACATGCAGAGCAATCGCCCCTCGCGGCACGCCTACCTGCGGAGGGTGGATTGATGAGCATCACAATCACAGTTGATGACCGGGCGCTCAAGGAGCTCATCTCCAACACCGGCGGGCGATTCGAGCGGATCGTCGCGGACGGTGTGAACTATGGCATCCATCAGGAGTTCGGCACCTCAAAGATGAATGCGCAGCCGTTTATGCGCCCGGCGGTTGAGGCCGTGCGTCCTGGATTTGACCGCGCATTCCAGAATCAGCTTACGGACACGCAGATTGAGGGCGTGGTAATCAAGGGCGCATTCGATATTGAGCGCGGAGGCAAAGAGCGGGCGCCAGTGGATACTGGGGCGCTCAAGAATTCAATCCATGTGGTGGAGCCATGATCGAGATACGCGAGGGGTTGTATAGCAAACTCATCGGTGATACAGCGCTTATCTCGGAGCTGGGCGGCGAGACTGCAATCTATTATGGCGTGGCCCCGCAGGGGACGGCCCGCCCCTATGTTATCTTTTTCAACGCTGGCGGAGGGCCGGAGAATATCTATCCCGGCGGCCTTACCAGCGAAGTATACGTGGTCAAAGCCGTGGCGAATACGATGGGCGGCGCGCTGTCTGTGGATGATGCGTGCAAGAATGCGCTCCACAAGCAGGCCCTCGCCGTCACCGGCTATACCAACATCTGGACGCGGCGCGAGAATGAACTGAGTTTGACGGAAATCTCGGATGATGGGCAACGAATCAGACACGAGGGGGCGTACTACCGCATCAGAGTGGATGCATAGGGAGGAGCAATAGATGAGTGACACGGGGGCAACTGGGACTGGGATGTATTTGAAGTTTGTGTCTACGGTGCTGAGTACCAACTACAGGAGTTACAGCACCTCAGATAAAATGGGATTGGTGGACCAATCGGCGGGCAATGATTCGGGCAGTACGTATCTTACCACACTGCGCGATGGTTCGATGCAAACCTCGGTCAAGCATAAGGCCGGCGACACCGCCGTATGGGCAGCAATGGCACCGGGCACTGAGGGAACGCTGGAATGGGGCGAGGAAGGAACGGCAGCTGGCAAACCAAAGCATACCGTCAATGCCTACGTCCAGAGCCGCCAGCAGGCCGCGAACTACAATGATCTGATCATTGTTGATCTGCAATTCCAGTTTAGTGATGACAGCGGCGTCAACGACGACACCTACTAGGCTAATTGAAAGGAGCCGGCATGACGACAGAACAGACGATCAATGAAGTGCGAGTGGTATTCCGTGACGCGATCCCAGCCAAGTTCGGCTGGGGTCTTGCCACGCCGATGAACCGGCTACTGACACTCTGGAATATCAAAGTTGACGAGCTGCAGAGCGACGATGAAAAAGCCGAGGTATTCGTGCCCGGAGCCGACGTGGTAGAGATGATGCAAGAGGCGCTGACGCTTGCACAAGCCACGCAGCTGGTACGCGGGGCCGTGGAATCGTGGGACTTCGACGGCGACCTCGGCAAGCCTGGGTGCTGCGATGACTTGGATGCAATAGCGGAGATGGCGCCGCTCGTTACGGCTGCACGCAGCATCTACTACGGATTCCCGCTGTCGGGGGAATAGGGACGCGGGTCTACGAGTATCTGAGAGGACTTTCGGAAGACCCGCATCCTCCGTGGGAGTATGTCCGCTGGACCATCGCCACACGCACGGGCTGGACGCTCGAATACATTGATGCACTGCCGCTGCACGAAGTGCGCCAGGTCATGAACATCTGGGGTTGGGAGAGCAAGGCCCGCGCCGATAATGCGCGCATGGCCAGGTGGGCGAAATAGGGGGCCTATGGCACTAGGAACGCAGATAGCCAGTCTATACGCGAAGATCGGCGCTGACACACGCGAGCTTAACAAGGGCCTGCGTGATGCTAATGCGCGCCTCGATCAGACCGGCAAGAAGATGGGTGGTATGGGCAAGGCGACGGAGGGCGCCGAGGGCTCGACCAAGAACTTCGGCGCGACACTTGCGCAATTCGCCACAAAGGTGGGCATTGTAACCGGCCTTCTTGGTGGCATGGCCGTTGCCACCAAGAAGGCGTTTGAATTCAGTGAGCAAGGCGCCGCCATCCTACAGACTGCGGCATCCTTCGACCGCCTGGGCGTGAGCATCGAGGAGATGCGCGCTGCTAGCCGCGGCACCATTGACGACGTGGGGCTGATGAGTTCCACGCTGACGCTGGTCGCTGGGGCAAGTGAGGACTTGCAGGCCAAGATGCTGGTATCCGCCCCGCAATTGATGGAGATCGCGAAGGCTGCCAATGCCGTGAACCCTGCCCTGGGCGACACGTCCTTTATGTACGATTCCTTAGCCCGCGGCATCAAGCGCTCTTCCCCGCTGATTCTGGACAACCTGGGCATAATCGTCAAGGTCGGCGAGGCCAACGAAACCTATGCAGCAGCAATCGGCAAGACGGTTGAAGAGCTAACTGCCGAGGACAAGCAAATCGCCCTTCTAAACGCCACGATGGAAGCGGGCAGCCGACTTATCGAGCAGGCAGGTGAGTCTACCGAAGCTTATGGCGATGCCTGGGGTGCGGTGCGGGCTCATATCAAAAACGCCACTGATGCAATGAAGGAAAATGCTGCAGAAGGCCTCCTGCCAATCGTGCAATATCTGGCGGACTATCTGGACGCCGCACGCAAGATTAATGAGCTTGATTTTGATGAGGGTTATACAGAGACCGCGAAATGGGAAAATCTAGCGAGCGCACAGGCAGAGGCTGCCGGGGAAATGGAAGCCAATGCACAGGCCATCGCTAGGGGCAATGAGGCGATTGCCCAGGGCTGGAGCGATGTAGGAGCGTCGGCGCCATCGGCATCGGCCGGTGTTTCCGCTAATGCGGTTGCTTGGGAGCAATACAATGCCGCCATAGCTGCCAGTGATACCGCGAACTTGGCGGCGCAGAATCGGCTAATGTGGGAAACGAGCGAGGCCGCAGGGGCTGCTGCTATCGCCAATATGAACTTTGCGGCCAGCATCGGTGAGCTTTCCACGGCTCAATTCGCGCAGGCAGCAATTGATATTATGGCTGAGCAGATGCGTGATGCTGGAAAGGGCGCTGAGGAAATCGCTGCAGGAACTCGGGCTATCCTGATTGAGTTTGGTCTGCTGACTCCCGCCGAAGAAGAGGCCAGAATAGCGATGGATACGTTTGCCGGGCGAATGGCAGAAGATGGCGCTGATGTTGATATGCTTGCTGCCGCGATCTTGAATGTCCATAATTACATGCAAATGCTGGAAGATAAAGAGGTAGATCTAACAGTCAACACGCATTTCAACACATATGGTGAACCAGCGGCGGCGGGAGGCGCTGGGGGCTACATCGATCCCGGTACGGGTAGCGGTTATAGCGTTCCATGGTCCGCGCCAGCGGGAGGTTCTGGGCAAGTAGCTCCACAGCCGGATGAAATGCTTGCTTCCGGTGGGCAGTTCTGGACTAGCGGGCCGGCGGTAATCAGCGTTGGCGAAGGCGCCGAACCCGAGTTCGTGTCTGTCATTCCCAAGAGCGATATGCAGGCGGGTGGCTACGGGGCGGGCTCAACCTGGAGCGGAAATCTCATCGTACAGGGAGCGGGCAGTCCCGAGGCCACCGCCGATCTGGTACTGCGCAAGCTGGCGGATCGCGGGATGATCGCGCAAGGCGGGCCACGCTAATGGCGACGCTCCTGGCGACGTATGCGCTCTATGTTGACTGGAATAATGACGGTGACTATGGGGACGCGGACGAGGATATCAGCGCCGACTGGATGCAGATCACTATCACACGCGGCTATTCAAGTCCGCTGGCCCGCTATCCAACTGTGGGACGGATGACGGTGCTCCTGAGGAACGCTGCCAAGACATACTCGCCGCCCGAGACGGCTGCGGCAAGACCGCGCCTACCAGTGAGACTAACGATGACCTATGGCGGTTCAACGGTGACGTTATTCGAGGGCTGGATTCAGACGCTGCGCCCAGACTACGGCTCACATCTGGCCCGCCGGGCGGTAATGGAGTGCGTGGACGCTATCTGGCTGCTGGACCAGTTCGAGGGCGAGATTGCACTGCAGACCAATGTCTATGCGGATGACGTAATCACCGCTGTGGTTGCTGCAGTCTATACGCCGCCCGCTACCGCCTATGACAGCGGCATCAATCTGTTCCCCGCCGCTGCCGACCGCTGGGCCGGGCGGCTTCTTGCGTGGTCCTCCTCTAGCGGCTCTGGGTCCGGCGTCATGCAAAAGGTAAGCGCGTCGAGTAAAATCACCGATGCCTGCGTGAGCGACTGGGGGCGCTTCTTCATCTCGAAGGCGGGTACGCCCACGTTCTACAACCGCCACCGAATGCCCTTCGACAGCGCAACCGCTCTCACGCTGAATGATGACATGATAGGCCTTGACTATGGGATGAGTGCCGACAGTGTGCGGAACTATGTGGAGGTAACGTGCCATCCGCGCAAGGTGGGCACCGTCTACGAGGTTTTGGGACAGATCGACCAGAACGATGCGCCGATGATCGAAAACGGGGACTCGATTACGCTCGACATTGCCTTCCGCGATCCTGCGAACAATGCCGTGCAACTGGGCGGGAAGTCCGTCATCACGCCAGTGGCGACTACGGATTTCACCGCTACAGATGACGAGGCCGGCGAAGGCACCGACGACACTAGCAACATTACGCCGTCAATGTCGGCATACGGGGACCATGCGGAGATCACGCTGGCTAATGCAGCCGGGCATCCGGTATGGGTGCAAACGCTTCGGGTGCGCGGGTTGGCGGTGCGCTCGCTGGAAGCCGTGACGGTTGTCGCAGAGGAGGCCAGCGACGTCGTACAGCGGCTGCGGGTAGATGCCGCTCTGATGAGCAATACTATCCATGCGCAGAACCTTGCGGACTGGCTACTGAGTTACTATAAAGACCCTCTGCACAACATTCAGGGCGTGACGATCTTCGCCAACTCTACCGCCACGCTGATGGCGGCAGCGCGGGACTTGGAGCTGATGGACCGCGTAGTTATCACCGAGACACAGACCGGGCTATCGGCGCAGGCAGGCTACATCTATGCGATGCGCCACACGATTGAGCGCGGGCGCATCCACCGCCTGAGCTTCAGCCTAGAACAGGCATACGATTATGGGGCGGACTGCCCGCGGTGGGGCACTGCCAAATGGGGCACTGCCAAATGGGTGTATTAGGAGAGATCTATGGCATACGGCGACGTTGGTGATGTAATAAACGGTGGCACGATCACAGAAACATGGGGCGACCAGGCGCGCGCCAACTTTCAGGCTGGCGTACCGGACATCTTCACGACCGAGGGTGATATCGCCATTGCCACGGGCGGAGATGCGGCGGCCCGACTGGCTGTTGGCGCAGCTGATAGCGTGCTTGTAGCGGGCGCCGCGCGTCCTGAATGGCAAATTGCTCCAGCAGTGCATCTCACGAAATCCGGTACTACGTCTATGAATACCGGTGCCTGGACCACCATTGCCTTTGACACTGAAACTTCAGATACTGATGGGATGCATGAGGGCGTCACCTATCCTGGACGCATCACGATTCCCGCCAATGGCGGCGGCTGGTATGTGTTCGGATGTTTCGCAAACGCTTCACGTACCTCTGCCCATACCTGGCGATTGCGCATTTTACTAAACGGCACAACTGTGCTGGCACAAGGGCAGGCAATAGATAGTGCCAACATTTCATCACATATCACCCTGGCCGGCGGTTATTCACTCGCAGCGACAAATTATCTCCAAGTGCAGTATTATACCGATGACGGCTCCATGACCATTGCGGCGTCCCCGATGTTCTGGGCCATCTGGCAACGGAGGCAGTAATGCCGATTGAGCGCAGACCTGACCGCACGACCGTCATCTATCCTGCCAGGATGCAATTTATGGACAATGCCCGCTCGGTGGTGGGCGAGATCTATGTGGACGCGGACGGCGTGCTGCATATCGGTGACGTATCCAGTGGCGGTGGGGGCGGCACGGGCCCCACGTCGCAGCATGGTCTGAACGACCTCGCCATCCACACCGGCACACTAGACGACAACCAGGCACCGCAATTCCTCAAGCACAACGGATCGCGGGCGATGACCGGCGATCTTGCGATGGGCGGCAATGCGATCACCAGTGTGGGCTTGGTCGATGGGGTAACCGTGAGCGCCCACGCCGCGCGCCACGAGAGTGGCGGCGCCGACGTGGTAGATCATGACTCGCTGACCGGATTTGTGAGCGATGAGCACATTGCGCATAGCGGCGTCACGCTCACGGCGGGTGATGGGCTTACCGGCGGCGGCACCATCACGGCAAGCCGCACATTCAACGTTGTAGGCGGTAGTGGGATTACTGCTAACGCAGATAGTATAGCGCTGACTTGGGGC